GTTCGATCACTCGGTTCTTGAAGTTACAAGTAAGGATAAATCGACAGTTGTTACTAAACTCTTCGATGAATCCACGAAGAGCAGGTTGGGTTGACTGGGGGTTAAGGTAGTCTGCCTCATCTAGGATCACAACCTTGTAACCACCAGAGAGGGACACGGACGAAGCAAACTGTTTGATCTTACCACGAAGGGTATCAATGTTACCTTCTTCGGATCCGTTGATGACGATATAGTCAAGACCTAACTCTTCACAGATTGCTCGTGCGACAGTAGTCTTGCCTGTACCTGCGGTACCAGAGAATAACATATTGGGGATCTCTCCACCATCTACGATCTTCTGGAATGTGTTCTTTAGTTCGGATGGCAGAATAGTGTCTGCTACACGTTGGGGTCTGTACTTCTCGACCCAGAGGAATTCATTACTCATTTAGTACTCCATCATTAATATAAGGTATTATACCACATCCGACATCTGTGTGTCAATGCTTTTCGAAACTTTGTCAATAAGATTAATGTCTCCTTTAAGATAGACCAGTTTAGGTGTGGGTTGTAGGTGGTCTGTGCTATAGCAACATATGATCACTATATCTCCTACTTGACATAGACGTGCCCCTGCACCATTCACAGAAATGATACCAGAGTTAGGTTCTGCCTTTAAAGCATATGTTGTCCAACGTTGACCATTGGTTACATTGTATACATCGATCTGTTCAAACTCTGCAATGTCTGCAAGGTTCAGAAGGATTTCATCTATTGCGACAGAACCATCATAGTGTAGTTCTGCATTGGTGACAGTTGCTCCATGCAACTTGCTCTTTAAATAAGTATTCATAATATATCCAGAAAGAAAGAACCCCCTTTCGGGGGTGCTTTAGTTAGTTGCTTCGAAGGGCATCCAATACCACTTCGGGTCTTGAGGTCATGTATGGATCAGACGGACAGTTCTCACTGATACCCTCTTCCTCAAACCATCGTTCAATACTTAGATCTTCTACGATCAATGCATATCTCCACGAGCGTTTACCGAAACCAAGGTTGTTCTTCTTTACAAGATACCCAAGTCCATCTGCAAACTCTCCGTTACCGTCTGGTAACATCTTGACGTTCATAATTCCTAGTTGCTTTGCCCATTGGAACATAGCAAACGCATCGTTAACAGAGGTACAATAGATCTCATCGATACCTTGTTCCATGAACTCTTCGTACATCTCTTCATAAGACGGCAACTGTTCGTTGGAACAAGTCGGTGTGAATGCACCGGGAAGTCCAAAGATCAATACCTTCTTACCTCCCATCAATTCAGCAGTAGTCTTACGAACCCACTTGAATGGGTTAGCGACATCCATTGTCGCAGATAGATCAGGTTCACGAAGATGGAATACAACGTCTGGTAAGTAATTCTTAAACATATATTCCTCCAAGTGTTTATGCATCATTCTGAATGTTTTCTACCAGTTGGATAGACTCAATTGCTTGGTCTCTCAACTGTCCAATCGTAGATAACTCTTCGCCCTTAAACCCACCACGTTGTACAACGGTGTCGATTACTGCAACAGTTGATCGTGACACGCGGTTGGCAAGGTCTGCCAATACAACGTAACGTTCGTCCATTACTGATTCTTTTGCTTCTTTGTTCTTTGATTCTGACATATTACTATTTCCCATAAGTTGATGATTTTTCAAGTGCTATAAAGTATTCGATTGGGGACTGCTTACTTACGAAGTTAGAGATCAGTTTAGAACTGATACCAACATCAAAGTCTTCGTTCACAATCTTCAGGTTATTGACGTTCATAATGAAGTTGAAATCAACTCCTTCTTCAAACTCACCTTCGACATAACAGAAGAAACTGTTAGAGGTGGCATCGTCATTGTCTACTACAGTCAGTTTAATACCCTTACCATCATTAGTGATAGAGATATTGTCGTGACCAAGTACTGCCGAAGCACGTTTCAATCTGCTCAGTGTGTCTGTATCTAGGGTAAACTTAACCTCTGGTTCTGGCATTACTACATCCTTGGTAGGAGCAGACAACATATCAATGTCAGAGTAGAAGTATCGGTTACCACGCAGACCAGTTGAGTCAGATACGATAACGTGCTTATCTTTGAATGATAGCGTAGGTTTCTCAACCAGACCCATCACACTCAAGAATTCATTAAGATCATAGATGCCGAACTCAGCATCGATAGTCTCGTCTAGTGTTACTTTCGCAAGGATGTTCTTTGCAACACTGATAGTCTTCAGTACGTTGCCCTCACGGAACACGATGTTACTGTTAATGTTTGCGAAGTTTTTAAGTACATTCAAGGTACGATCAGATAATTCCATAATACATCTCATTTAGTTTATTGTTTAATACGGTTATTATAACACACTCATTTGATCTTGTCAAGCGGAAATCTTTAGTTTAGAGAAGTTTTTGTCCTTAACGAACTCCAGTCTTCTTTGGAACTGTGCGTCTTCCAGTTCTGCCTTGTGAGAGATAACAAATACATTGGTCTCTTCCCCTAGACTATACAGGATCTTCATCAGGTTGTCAACCCCATCATCATCCAAAGATGAATCAAATGTCTCATCAAGGATCAATAGGTTGGTTGCAACACTGTTCTTCATCTTAGCAATCTGTCTCCATGTAAACAACAAGGATAGATCGATACGTTGCTTCTCTCCCTCAGAGAACGAATCATACGAGAAGTTGTCACGGTGACGTGAACGAATAGTCTCGGAGAAGTTCTCATCCAGATCGAAGTGGACAAAGAAGTCTAGTATCTGTAGGTACTGGTTAGTCAACTGATTGATAACTGGTACATACTGCTTAATGATCTTGGTCTTAATACCTGTGTCGCGTAGTAACTCACTCGCAACCTGATTGTAAGATGACTGTTCACCTAGTGTGAACTTCTCTTCGTTCTTAGCAATACTAAACTCATTCAACTTGTTCAGTTCTGCGTTGGCACCTTGTAGGTCACCTGTAGTTCCTTCCATCTCTGATATGTCTTGACGGATACGATCAATGTTACGCGTTAGTCGAGTAACCAACTGGGTGTTACTTTGTATCGTATTGATGGTACTTTGTTGTTCTTTGAGTTGTACCTCTAGTCCATCTATCTCATTATCAAAAGAAGTTAACTGCTCTGTCGCTTTGGTCATTGCCGTAGACAGTTCCTTGGCACGAGCATTCGCACCTTCCTTCTTGGAGTCACGGAGGTCTGAATCGATACCCTGATCACAAGTGGGACAGTGTTCATTCTCATCGAAGAACTTTGCTTCCTTGACAACGGACTTGATCTGAGTCTTGAACTGTGCTTGATAGTCCATCAACTGTGTACGTTGTGGTTTAAGTTTGTCCAATGATGTACATATCGCATCCGTATCAAGGTTGACATTTAGTCCTGTATTCTGTGCCTCAAGGGAATGAATCTCATCAAACAATGTCTGTATCTCGTCTTCCTTGGTTGCCTTGTGTTGTTCGTTAACAGCACTCAGGTCACGCAGATACTTCTTCTGTGCGTTGATCTTAGTCTTGACCAGTTCTATCGAATGAGAGTTACTACTGATAGCATCCTTCAGTATAGAAGACTTCTCCTTTAATAGAGAGTTCATCTTAGAGAAGATGTTGATGTCGAGTAGATCCTCGATCACCTCACGTCTTGCACCCCCTGCCATCTGCATGAACGGAACAAAGGAACTTGATCCAAGAACAACAATCTGGTGGAATGACTTGTGAGACAACTTGAGAATGTTCTTCTCTAACATTGCCTGATACTCTTTGGCGTGGGAGTCTTGGTTGACCATGTTACCGTCTACCCAGATCTCAAAGATGTTAGGTTTGATACCACGAACGATCTTATATTGTGCCTTACCTATACTAAACTCTACCTCAACTTCAGTACCCTTCTGGTTGATAGAGTTCACGAGTTGTGGTTTAGAGATCTTACGGTGAGGTTTGCCGAACAGACCAAACGATAGGGCATCCAACATGGTGGACTTACCCGAACCATTATGCCCTATCACCAAAGTGGTAGGTGCCGCATCGAAGTCGATAGCAGTGAATGCATTACCTGAAGACAGGAAGTTCTTATAACGAAGTTTAGTAAATTTTATCATACAGGTATTATACCATTAATAGTCAGTCTTGTCAAACTTTATTTTCTCCCACACACACTTAATTGACTTATCATAGGACTTAGTGAACACATGAAACTCCACGTCCTCTAATCCCGGAACGCCTCTGTCCTTCAGTAGTCCATAGTAGTCGAACCCAACTGCCGCATAGATAGTACCATCGTGCATCCTATGGTCTGCCATTGTCACCACATACTTAGGTTTCAACATCTTCAATGCTCGTGACAGAAACCACGAGGTAATGTTATGTTCGCTTTGGTGCTTGGTTGATACTACCAGTCTGGTTATGTCCCAGAGTCCAGTCGTGGGGGAGTCCACTCCAAAGTAGATTGGAACGAAAGACGGATGACAATGCCCTTCGCTGAACTGAACCACCCCCACGACATCCTCACCGTAGATCAAACCATAAACCTTATTGGTTGGTGCATCCATGTATGGGTTACCAAGATAATGGTACCTCTTAATACAATCTGCCCCTTGGTTCATGGTTATCTCTCGAACACCATAATGACTCTTCAAGTTACATTATTTCCATTGACTGTGCTTCTGTCATTAACGCAGAGATTTCCTGCTTGATTCGATCCTTGTCTAAGTCAGTAGTCACGTTATCAACATAAGAATTTACCAGTGTGGTTGTGTCCTCAAGTTTGATGTTATCGTCACCTACGTTCTCGCCAAGGAAGTCTTTGAAGTCTTCGGCAATCTTCAGTTCATGGATGTTCTGTTGTTGTACTCTATCAACGAACCGTTCGAACTCTAGAGTATTACCCTTATTGACCACAATGATCTTGACAAACTTTTCATCTAGATGAGACAAGTCTTGGAACTTATTCATCTGCTCGTGGTCATAGTAGATCTTCTCATAGATAGTGAGAGGATTACGGACAGGTGTTACTTCTCTTGTTTCTGTATCAAGTATATGGAAGTGCTTCGGATCACCGCAATCATTCCAGAAGAACTCATACTGTGCCCCAAGATAATGGATGTTACCCTGCGAAGACTTGGCATGGAAGTGTCCAGTCAGAACAGTCTCGAACCTATCGAAGTGAGACTTGCTCATACCTGACATACACACCTGACCTCGTGCCATCTCGAAACCTTGTAGTTCCAAGTGTGCGCCTATAAGAGTTGCTTTTGTGTTGGCAAGAAACTCAAGTGATGCTTCTTCGTTCTGCGGATTGATCCAAGGCACTAGTCCTACACAGAGACCATCATAGTTCATCTCGGTAGGTTCCATGATAAGGTTAACCTCATTCATGTAGTGACCCTGCAACTCCTTCAATGCATTAAGTTCGTTAGTGTTCTTGTAGTACACATCGTGGTTACCCGGAATGATATCCATAGTAATGCCATACTCGCGCAACTTCTCTAGGAAGATCTTACGGTTATGTGCCAGTGCTTTAAAGTTGACAGTCTTTCGATTGTCGTAGTAATCCCCAAGGTGAAGTATCTGGGTGATGTTGTTCTCTAATAGATATGGGAAGAACACTTCACTATAGAAACGTTCTTGATAGTCCATGAATATATCGGACGAGTTTCGACACCCTGCGTGAGTATCGTTAAGAATTGCTATTTGCATTGGTTCTCCATAATGTATAACTCTAGTTATCAGTGTACAGTATAACAGGTTATAGAGGGGGTGTCAAGTCTTTTTTACCTTGCCGCTTCTGTGTAAGTTTCCTGATACGGTAATTCTGGGAGACTCGGTACCGTGGAAGGGGTATACTCCGTGTTTAAGTTTAGCAGGGAACATGAACATAGTATTCTCGTATGTCACGTCTACTGGTATAGGTAGGTCACATTGCTTACCAAATATATCGTTGTAATAGAACGAGAAGTGTCCTGCAAGATTGCCACCACTGGCATGATACTTATCGACTTGATCTATCATAGTATATGGAATCTGTACAAATATGACGAATGATATATCACCTCCGTGTTGGTGGGGAGGGTTGAAGTCACCTGCATGAGAAACATTGAACCACAAGGAGTCTAGTTCATACTTCATACCCTTGAATTCTTTGGCATGGTGACACAAGTACTTACCTAACTGTTCATGGCAATACCAACTCAATAGTTTACCTTCTGACTGGTTACCTGCAAGTTTGTGTCGGAAGTCTTCGTGTATCTGATCACCAAAGATTTCTTCCCTAAGTAAACTCATCTCGTACTTAGGGACAGTAATATCTAGATAACGATCATCATCTAAATGCTTATACATTAATCGTCAACTAAGAAGTCTGATAGGTCGGAGTCAACATTGACTGCACGTCTCTTACGTTGCTTCTTCTCTGCTTTCATATACTCTTTGAACTGAGTGTCTGCATCCTTAACTGTATCAATACGCAAACGCAAAGACTCAATGACTGGTTGCGCTTGATTATTCCCATCATAGTCTTGTCCCACAACGAACTGACCAACGTCTGCTTCGGACATATACTTCATCTTAATGTCTTGTTGCTTCTTCTCTTTCTGGATACGTCTTAGGAACGCATACCACGAGATAGTAGTGAAGTAGGAAAATGCATTAGGGTTCTTTGATCTGGTTGCCGTCTCAATGTCATAGTTCTCAATTGCCTTGAGGCAGTTCTCCACAGCATCCATCACCATCTCTTCACGATAGGTGTAGCGAACGAAGTTAGACTTGTGAGATAGTCCCTCGGCAATGCGAAGAAAGCAAGTAGCAATGTATGTGGTAACTATAGGTTTAGTGATACCATCTTCCTTACAACGCATAGCATCTTTGCAATACTCAAACACCGCATTGCTGAAGTCTCTATTGTTAACGTAATGTGGTTTGTCTTTAGGTTTCATTATTTATAGTTCCATTTGTTTAATAACTATTATACTATAGTGACAGTCTTTTGTCAAGGTAAACTTCTTCTTCCTTTGATAATGCCTCGTGACATATCCTATGTCGTAGTTCAGACGAAGAGAATCTATGATCTCTCTTGTTGAAGTATAACTCTATACCTCTCTTCTTACATATGTCCTTACCAGTGAAGTCAATGTCACGATACTCTTCACCCATGATCTTAATATCAATCTGGCACATGGCGAGTAGGTCTTCTAGGTCTGCTTCGGTCTCGTATACCATAATCTCATCAACATACTTGACAGCAGATAGTTGTGCTTGTCTCTCAACTAGGGATTGGATAGGAGCATTCTTCTCGGATCGATCTCTAGATGGATCAACCTGAAGGGCACATATAAGATAGTCACACTGAGACTTTGCTTCTCTTAGCATCGCAATGTGACCTGAATGTAGTAAATCAAAGGTACTTGCAGTTATTCCGGTTTTCATTAATATATTCCTTGACAGGAGTTGATTCCTGTGCTATAATAAGACAATCGTCTGCCCACAGCCAATACACTATGTTTAGTGGATGGTTGGGAACAGAAGAACGTTGTCTCTGTTTGTTTCATCACTATCGTATTCAAGATCATCTTCTTCTTCATCATAATCATCACCATTATAATCCATAATTGATTCTACACCCTTTATATATTGTTTCACTATCGATGGGACTGGGTTAGCAATTGCCACAATCTTATCGATCTTAATTAGAATCAATTTATCAGGATCGTCTTGGTAACACATGAACAGACGATAAGACCACATTCGATCTCCTTCGGGTGTAACTTTATATTCAAAGGCAAGTGGATTTCTTATGATTAGATCTTGATCATCCTCTTCAATGATTTCACAGATTATCTCTTCACCAGTAACCAACTTCAGTTGCTTTATATTATCAGTCATCGGTTTGCTCCTTTAAGTTAATAGGGTAAATACTGTACTTAAATCCTTCCTTCGTGTATATCTTAATCCTTTCGGCACTGTGACGTAGAGTAAAGTTCTTATGTTTATCTACATGGAAGTCATCAGCAATATCAAACAACTTAGTTGCAACACCATTGTCTGACTTCCTTAGTCCTCGTCCAATACTCTGTAATACTTTAACCTGAGACTTACTGGGTGTAGCAAATACAATGTTGTGCAGGTTCTTTATATTTATACCTGTACTAAAGGTACCTAGAGAGGCAACGATAATAGCATTGTCTTCTCCCTCTACTATACCACGGATCTTCTCGCGATCCTGTGCGCCAACCTCACCAGACACATAGAACACCTTACGGTCATCGGATACTGCATCCTTGATAAGTTCAAATAGTATCTTGCCGTGCTTCTCTACAAACTGGAACATGACCAAGGTATTACCTGTCTGGTCTACTGTCAACTTAGTAATGAAGTTGTTCCGTGCTTTGTTAGTAACAATGAAGTCTATCTCTTCTTGGTAGGTCTTGTCCTTCATCCAATGACACTTATCA